GCATTGAAATCAATCTTGCTTTTATCATCCGTGTTATACGATAAGTGTTTGCGTATATCAAAGTAAGCTTTGCCTAACTTATCAATATCTATGCCTAAAGCATATTCGTAATAGTGTATAAAGTTTGTCATACACATATTTAGGCATTGACATTGAGCCTATATAATGATAGTATATGAAGAAAAATATGTTTAGTTGGCCTGAAAGAATATTAGGTTATTGTTTACTAGGCTATATGTGTTATGTAATAGTCTGTATGATATTAGGAACTTTTGATATAATATAATGGAAAATTTTATAAAAGTATATGATGATGTATTAGACCCTCAAATTTGTAAACAGATAATTGAAAAGTTTGAAGTCAATACTGACCAACAAGAAGACACAATCTTAAAAGGTCACCGTTCATTTAAAGAAATACAACTCAATAAACATAAAGATTGGAAACCCATAGTTGATGGTCTTTATACTACCTTTAAATCAAAAATTGGCACATATGCAAAAGAAGTAGGAATAACACCTACACAATGGCCGAGTCAATATGGCTTTGAAGCAATACGTATGAAACGTTATATGCCTAATGATATTGATGAGTTTAAAGAACACGTTGATGTAGGCGATTATAATTCTGCAAGGAGATTTTTAGTATTCTTTTTATATTTGGATGAAAACAAAGAAGGGGCCACTTCGTTCTCTAACTTTGATGTTTCTATCAAACCTAAAGTAGGAAGACTATTAATGTTTCCGCCTATGTGGACCTATTTACATACTGGACACAAACCTATTCACAAACCAAAATATATAATAGGCTCATATCTTCATTACGTTTAATCTAATCCCATTCGTTTCCGAAATTCAGTCAAAGCGTTAGGCTCATCTGGCTCTTTAAGTTTTTCCGAGTCCGAAGAATCCGACGCTATACGTATAACAATAATAGTAATTACCAATATAATAAAAGTAATTAATAATAGGCCGATATTAACCGACATAGAATATATTTAGAGTTTAAGAATACGCCAAATACGTTAGAAATAAGACAACGCCGCCAATTGAACACATTAAGAGTATTACTAAACCGGCCTCTATACATTGGTTTTTAAATTCACGTCTGCGATAGATTTCGTCTTCACGTTGCTTTTTTAATCGCCGTCTTAATTCAATCATTTCATTATAGATGTTTGGACCATACGTATAAGTTATAAGAGTCCGTAATTCTTTTTCTTGTTCTAATATCTTTTGTTTATTGACGGTAATATCAAGAGCCATCTTTTCTATACTACCTTTCATTAATAGTTTAGAAATACCGCCTTTTGAATTTACTTCCTTTTCTGCGTAATTAAAATCTGAAACTGCACCATACCAACGAGAAAGAGAATTAGTCATACTTTCTAAATCGTTACCGAAAGCAATGCCTTTTTTAATTAGATTAAATGCTGAGGTGGCCGTCGCCACCGCTGTGATAGGGTCTAACATTGAAAGTCCTTATAGAAGAAATGTAGTGTCTCCTATATAGTAAACTTCCAATTGTATTTTTATATCCTGGGAATTTTTTTTGTAAAAACGGACCTAGGTTACCTGGAGCTGGTTTCCTGAAGTTTCAACACCACTATGTATAATAAAGAAGTCCTTGAGCAAACATATATGATAGTAGTAACCAGAGTAGGCCTTTGATAAGAAAGAACCAAAAGGAATACTTTAATATCTTCTTTATCTTATTCTTAATACTTTGTGAACAAACCATTTTAAAAATCTCTTTATGTAGCCGTTGACCCATTTATTCATACACCAACGGAATATACGTACAACTATAAGTATGGGACTTGATAATACATCAAACGCAATAAGTCCTACATCAACTGAAAAGTCAATGATATTGTCTGTATTGCAAGCCTTCTTCCAACGTGTTTTTATATCCGAGGATTTTTCCTTTAAACTTTTTAACAACATTTGTAAGTCTCCTATATGTCTGCTGGATGTTATTGCATTTATAGTTTAGAGAATCACTTTACTTTTACAATAGCGATTTTCTGCTGGTAGGTTTATTTAGTTTAAGTCTATTCTATTGGCCACTACTTTAAAGGTACTTCCTCTGTGAGTGACACTCTGCGTTGTATTAGATGTCTTTGTACCTGATATGGTCTCTGTTAGATTGCCTCTTACGTCTAGGTTATAATTACCGCCAACCTTGACATTGTAATCACCTGATACATTACTATTTAACGAGCCATCTTTTACAACTAGGTTTAAATTACCTTTATCTACTTGTATGTTAATGTTGGCGTTTGGACCAACTTGTATATCGTAATGATTATCTACTGCGCCGTCTTTGTTAATGTATAACTTATGTCGGCCACCTATGGTCAAATCTGATTTGCCTTCAATAAGTGCTTGACTTTTACCGTAAGTTATGTTATAATGGTCGCCTTTAATTATATCGGTTTTGGTGCCGTCTGGACTCACTTCGTAGGAAGTACCTGTTCTATGTGCCTCGTATATTCTCTCTGACCCCTTTGTGTCATCATATTCTTTTATATGGCCACTTTCTGATTCGTAAACGTGATTGTAAGGATAACTTGCATTGTAAGGAATAGTTGGCTGACTCCAAGTATCTCCATCACTTGCCTCTATGTCCGACCCTACGTGGTCTTGTACAGATACCAAATCAAAGTCGGCTGTTGGGACGCCAGTTATACGACTTAACTTACGCAACTCCAACGACAAATGAGGATTAACCCCATTAACGGCCAATCTATTTGTGTCCGTCTCATCCTTGTATTTCGGGTAAATACCGTTAGGGTCATAAAAACCTTTATTCTTATCCGCCAACTCTGCCGGCACTCCTGGTAAAGTCCCTATTATCATTGGCTCTTGACAATCACCACCATCACGGAAGTAACCAAACACCCAAGTACCTTCAACTAAAAAGGCCGGCGATTGTCCTAATCCTGAAATGCCTGCACTAGTGACAGGTAATATAACCTGCGACCAAGGTAAGTCCGTAGTAGGTAAAATGGCCTTGTCTTGCGTATGAAGTCCCACGCAACGCACTCGCACTCTGCCTAGTTTCTGTGGGTCTTGTCGGTCTTCAACTACGCCGTTAAACCAGAGAAAGCCGTTGTACCCTAAAAAATTGCCGTCTGTAATCATATTTTTTTCCGATATTGCTCGCCTTTTAATACGCTAGCCATACGCATTTAATTGCCATTTATTTTATCCTTACGCACTCCGCTTAAATAACGAGGTGACTTTGCGTATCTCTTTTCCACCTTGTCTCGTAGATTGCGTAAGCAACCATTAAGGCGCCCTCTGATACCCATAAAGGGCAGTTTCTTCATAAAGTCAGTAATACTTGTCTTTTCGTATGGAGGCGACTTAAAGAACCTCTGATACTTGTCATATGTCTCTTTGTTGTCGGCCGCTGAGGACATATCCTGTTGGTACTCTCTGATAATTGTATATAGTTTATCTAACATACTATTCTACTTGCCTTTCACGTTATTTGTGTTATATATAGTGTTTTCCTCTCGGTCAATGTCGGTCTCTTCTTCAAGTCTTCTTTGTTCTTGTTCTTCTTTAAAACCTTCCATTAGTACCTCTGATAATGTCTTTTCTCTTCTCTCTTCTTTATTGGCAATACTCTGTTTCATAGATATGGCCGTTATATGTTCTTCTTTTGGCCATTCTTTATCAAAATATCGTTTAGGCGTCGGACTCTCGGATTCTCTGAATGGTTTAGAAGTCACCTGAAACATCTCCGTAAAACTCTTCGTATTGTTTATCGTATAGATTATAATTAGAAGTATCGCCCTTACCCACGTTGGATAATGCGTCCTCCTCTGTCGGATACGCTGTCCTAACGCTATCCTTGAAGCACTTTAAGACCATTTCGTGTGTCTGTGCCTCTATATTGACTATGTGTTTTAACGCCATAATGACATAACGACCACTCATATATTCATTATTAATTACACGTTCACCTGCACCCATTGGCACCATTGCCGGACACGTAAAGGTTACAATATCACCTGCTGTTATTAATGTATTACCATATACTAACATTGATAGATTGTGTTGTCTCATTATTTGTTTTTTTGATATTCTTGCACCTAGACCACTTGTTAAACCTGTGTCTTCGTAATCATTGTGTATCTTGGATGTGGCACTCTTAACCATCAACTTACTATCAAAGTGTTGGTTTAATGGTTTTCTGGTATCTGCGTATTCAACGCCTTCAGGATATAATAGACCTGCCTCTGCTCTCATTTCTGTATGTGGTTGTTTTTTACCCTTTTCAATCATATCATACGTTGTAGTGGTAATGGTTTTGTTAAAGGCATCGTGGCTCACCAATTTGTTGGCGTACATACCATTAAAGATATTGTCTAGCATATCAACTGGTTTATCATACTCATATTTAATTACACTTGACATTCTTCTTTCTATGTCTTTAATCTCTGGTTGTTTTCTGTTTTCAGTAATACTAGAAATCAATGACGCAAACTTCCACTTTGGTGTGATTTGTGCTCCTATACTTCCAATCGCCATCATACTTGCAATACTTCTAAAATGATAACCCTCACTTGTTTCATAAAAAACATAACCTGCATTTTGAGGATAGTTTCTAGGTATCGCACTCTTGGCCATTAATCTTATTGCTTGATATGGATTTAAATTTGGTATTACAATCTTGGCATTAGTAGCAGTCGGCTCAAAGTAAAATGGTTTTTCTGATTTAAGGTAATTACGTACTATATCTTTAACGCCTTCCTCAATGGGACCTGCATATGCCTTACTAATTTTGGTAATTGAATTACGATACATTTCAGGAGAACAAAAGAATATTTGATAGAATTGAGCACCATCTACATTAGGGTCTCTTCTTACTTTGTCAACCTTATACACTTGACACGGTACACCTGACCTCTCTGTATAGTCATAACCTGGTGTGCCTGGCGTATTAAACTTAAATGCTATTCTTTCTAATCCTGTGATTGGTAATAATGACCTAATATCTTGTCTATCATATACAATAACTGAGCCAACTACATTGTTGGTCATAATGTCTTCAGCAAGTTCAAAGTTATACATTATACCTTTGATGTCTATTATTCTAGGGAGTGATTCTTCTTTTTCAAACTGATATGAAATCAATTCTAAATCTGTTAATGAATATTGACCAACTTTGTCAAGTTTATCGCCTGTAATTGTACGAACCATTATCTATGCCTTTATCAAGTTTTTAAATTCTTCTATAAAATTATTTAAATAGCCAGGATTTAAAAGTTTAATTTGTCTCTTTTTGTCTTGTTCTCTTCTTTCGTATTCTATATTTGATACTGCCTCTGCACCTGCTGTGTCAGAGTTTACTTCTATCTTATGTGAGTAATCACTAGGACCTTGACCCTTTTGTGAACCACTTGATTGTGTTTTCTCATAATGATGTATGCCTTCTACATTGTCATACTTATCGGCAACAAATTGTTGAAAGTTATACTCATCTAACGGCCAATCATAAAATCTATTTTGTACATTGTTTAACAAACACACAACCCAAAAATAATCTGTACTACCATATACTTTGTATGCAATTGTTTCAGGTGAATCACCCTCTGGCACATCAAAACTATCGTAAAGAGCAAGATTGTTTGCTATCTTACTTCTTACTTTTACTTTTCTCCATATATCGGTAACGTCTTTATTATCACCAACTACACCTGATAAATTGTATTGAATAGTAGGGAATAGGTCAAAGTAATTCATTATGCTCCCTCTTCTATATCTTCTTTAGTTAATACTCTGTCTTCCTTAAATGATACGGTCAAGTTTGTGTGTACTGGTTGACCATCAGGAAAGAAACTAGGTTGACCATCTGGCGTATAGTTAACTTCAACACCTGTACAATAACAAGCAGATATTAAATTTAGTTTATCATTTACTTCGCCTTTGTACATATAACTAATTTTAAAATAGTTTGGTATTTCAAATAATGCACCTGCATTGTCTTTAAAACCTGGTGCTGAATTGTATTTAAATATTGTTATGATGTCTCTTACTGCGTCTGCCTCTTTCATATTTCTTGGCCAAAAGTCAAACGTATATGTAAAGTCTCTCATACCAGGACCCTCATAAAATAATTCGTTTCTAGGATTGATTGCTGTACCTGCTCTTTTCATCATAAATTTAATTGGGTCACCAAGACCAACTAATTGTACTGCCTCACCTAATAATTGTTTACCTTTTTTAATTGCTGTATTTGTACCTGCACTTAAAAATGCCTTAATCTGGTCTGCACTCTCACCACCACTTGCGTTTCTCATTAATGCACCCTCAATATCACCTGATATACCTGTTTCTTCAGCACCATAATCTTGCGAATAACTTGCCTTGATTGAGCTAGGCATATACAATGCAATGGCAGAATTCATAATAGATTTATTAGGTACTTTAGACGTAACCTTTTTACCTTTTTTCTTACCTGAATTAAACATACCACCTTGTTGTGGACTATATCCTATAAAACCTGATTCAAATATGATATAGTGACCAAGTTCATTAGAACCAAGGTCTAGTGGATATTGTACAGGACTAAATGATAGTGGATTCTCAATTAATTTTTGACTAGGCGCACTATCTATATTAAATGGTGACTTGTCTTTTAATTTAGCTGCAACTTTACCAGCCGCTTGAGCAGAACCACCAGACATAAAATTGTTTATTGCATTAGCAGCAAACGGTGTCGCCAGGTTTGATATGTGATTTTTTAACTTTGTAAATGCCATTTATAAATACCTTTATCAATATTTATATAGATTAGAGGTATATTATGGCAAAGAGTTATAAAGGTTTATACAGACCAACCAATCCGAAGAAATACGTAGGAGACGCCAAAAAGATAGTGTATCGGTCACTATTAGAAAGACGTTTTATGCGTTATTGTGACCTTAATGAAGATATTACATTTTGGGCAAGTGAAGAATTGCCAATCAGATACTATAACCCTATCACTAGTAAATTTCACCGATACTTTCCAGACTTTGTTGTAAAGACAACCAAAAATCAAAAGTATATGATAGAGATTAAACCTTATCGTCAATGCGATAAACCTAAAATGCCAAAGAAGAAAACAAAATCTTATATGCGTGAGAGTTTAGAGTATATTAAGAACAAGGCAAAATGGTCAGCAGCCAAAGCTTATTGTGATGATAATGGTCTTACATTCAAACTAATTACAGAAAAAGATTTGGGTAAGTATTAAGCCATTGCATTGGCATAGGCGTGTCTATCGTGGTAACTATCTATACCTACATCTAAACTACCTGCGTGTGTTGATGTTGACGCCACGGTTGTTTGTGTTTTTGTGCCGTTATCAATAACATTATTATTAATTACAGGTGCTGTATCTTTAGGTAAAGGACCAACATTCTTCATACCAAATTTAGGTTCCGATTTTGATATTTCTGTGCCAGTAAAATCAACACCACCATCAGGACTTTCAATAGTTTTAAATGTACTTTCACCTAATGGTGTATCTTGTTTTACAACTACATATTTTTTATTATTTTCGTCATATGCCACTTTTACTGCGTCACCTATTTCTTCAGCAACTGATTTAGCAAAACCAGGACCTATTGTTTCAAAATTTTTATCATTCTGTTGTAATACACCATCTTTAAATTTATATTTACCAGCAATTGTTTCCATACCATTTGCTTCATCTTTTGCAATCTTTTCAGCAATGTTGGCGTCACCTGTATTTGCTGTATCTAATACAGATGGTGCTGGCTCTGAAGTTTCAAACTTCATTTTATCTTTTACAAATTGAGGTAATGGTAATGCTTGAATAATACCATTTATTGCCTCTTTAATTTTATTTCCTACCATTGTAAAGAATTCTCCTATTGGTCTGAAAAAGTTTTTAACAGCATTCTCAATATTAGTCCGTATACCAGTTAAATATTCCCTAACAGCAACATCTATATTATCAAGTGTATCTCCTATCGCACCAAAAAAACCAAAAACTGCGTCAACGCCAGCAAAAAACTTTGCTTTAACATTTGCCCATACTTCACCAATAGACCCTAATAAATCTTCAACACCAAATATTTCACCTACACTTTGTATTGTGTTCATAACTGCACCTATTACCGTTGCTAAAAACTTTTCACCTATTTCATAAAAACTTCCCCATAGATTTGAAAATGCGTCTTTTAATCTATCAAAGTCTAATGTTATTATACTCATCAAAACTTCATTTACAAATTCTAAACTTGCCATAAACATTTTAAATGAAGCTTCAATACCAGCAATTAAAATTGTTAATGATTGACCAATACCTACTATTGCTGTCTTGGCAAGAACATCAACAACGACCATAATTGCGTCAAAAAGAGGTTTCATTGCAACGCCTAAATCTTTTAATCCATCTAATACAGGTGCTAATGCTTTTACAATATCATCCATATATCTAATAATAAAACCAACTGCTAGTGTTAAACCTGCAAGAGGACCAAATCTACCAAATATTTTAAACAATGCACCACTCTTACCAAAGAACGCCATAATGGGAGCAAACAATTTTCTTAATTTTGCAACACCTGGTAACCCCATCATAAATGCTGATAGAGCTGCTAGTTTACCACCTGCGCCTTCACCTTTTTCTTCGCCCTCACCACCAGGTACTTCTATACCAGCAGAGTCAGTAGGTAAATCTTTTTCTTCTTTTGCAAGCTCTGTACTTTGTTCTCTTAATTTACGTGCTTCATCTTTTTCAAACGATAACAATTCACCTAGTCTAGTAGCAACATCTTTTATTCCTCTAACTGATTTAATAGTCAAGTCTCTTAATTGTTCTAATATACCAGTTTGGCTATCTGTCTTCTCAGATAGTATAGCTGCACCACCACCGACTAGAGCACCACCAATAACTTTCTGTTGTGATTCTACAACTGCTAGAGCTGTGCTTTGTATTGCTTCGTTTGTATCTTTATCCATTACTCTGTTTCTTTACATCTACATTTTTTACATTCGCATAGACCACAATACTCATCAACGTGTTCTGCTTCAACACAATGACAATTATGGTTACAATCTCTACACTTACGCATTATTTTTGTATCTTACTTGATTTGCCGTTAACATATAAACCAAACCAGGCAGCGCCAGCACCAACAACTACTGATACAAAACCAGCCTGTGCGTTATTTGGGGCTTCTAATGCCATAAACCAAGTCATAGTTTCATAGAATACTAGACCATATAGTACCATCATAAGTCTCGGTACGGTTCTCCAGTTTGATAAAAATTGTGGTAGTTCTTCTTTTAAAAACCACCATAACCATTTGATTTTGTCAACAACAGATTTTTTAGCTTCTTCTATCATTTTTGTTTCTTCCTCTTTTCATTTTCCTCTTTAATGTGTTGCATTAAGAGACCAATGTATATTTCCCTCTCCCAAGGCACCATATTATTTAATTCTGTTAAAGAATATTTATGATGTTGCATTAAAGCAAAATTAACTTGAAAATGGTTTTCAAGTGTGTCGTGTGAGAGGGCTATCCGAAAAAATCGGTCAGTCCTTGCAACGTTATTTTACTTTTCACCTTTGTTTTAGGATTCTCTACCTCTAATTCGTGTCTTAATTTAGGCATAGTCTCATAAAACTTTTGTATTTGTTTAAATGCACCACTAGGTATACTCTCTATGAATTTATCTAGTTCCTCTTTGGTGTAATCAGTTGCCATATGCACCTTTTCACCTTCAGAAATTTGGTATATACCCTTACCAATCATTTCAAACAATACTTTTGTATCAGCACCTTTTGAATAATCTTTTGTCGGGTCAATAGAAGCAATAGTTGGGTATTTCATAATAATACTAATGTTCTTTGCTTCGTCTACCATAATTTTATTTGTATGTTGGTCGTCAACGTGTACTTCCACTTCCGAAATATCAATGCTAACGTCAGCATAAGTTGATTTGTCGTCTGGACACAAAACTTTTAAATTTGCAATCTCTCCAACTGATTTAGACCTAATCTGTAAAAATACATATTCTAAATCAAATGTAGCTAACTCATCAACATTTAATTGACCAAATGTACAAACACTAATAATATCTTTTAATGCTTGAACAATTTGTTTTTGCTTTTGCGACTCTAAAGCCTGAAGC